TCGTTGTGGCATATTTACATCCCAGTCGATTGTTCCTCTGGTGTTGTCTACTGTTCCAACGATTTGACCCACTTGTGACGGTGGCTTGGTCTTATATGCTTTAATAAGTTTTATCAAGGTGGGATAACCATCTACGCAACTCTTGGACGGTTTAGCGAATACTACAATCCAATAAAGTTCTTTTTCGGCTTTATTTGCGTCTAAAATAGATTGTATCTGCTTGTTATCGTCTTCAATGATTGCGTCACGAGTCTCCCCAGTCTCCTGAACCATACTATCTCCTTAAATACTGTTTGGTAGTGCTGAGGATGGATATCCTTTGCTACCAGCAGAGTATTTTTTTACTCTACCTAAGTCATACTGTTCAGAATTAGTATTAATAGATTTAACAGGGCTTGCCTGTGTATTATCTTTAATATTCATTCCTCCCTTAGATGAATTATTACTTTTCACCTTGTCCATGTTTAACCCTCCGAAGGTTGTTGTTCTTGTATTCCAGACGCCATTTCTGACACTAAATTTTCCTCTGGAAATTGTTGAGTTGCTTTTTGCTCACCTCTTGCAGAAATAGCTACATCATCCTCTTTCACCTGTTCTTCTTTCACCCTTCCCATTTCTTCCATCATCGAAATCATTTGTAGATATTTCATAAGCCTGTTATCATCCATCGAATCTAGTTCTTTCATTGCTTTTGCTTTGTCTAATGCTGCGGAAGCCCTAGAATCTATAGCATCGGCTGCTCGAGAATCTTCAAGTCCCATGTTGGCGACAGAGCGAGTGAACCGCTCTTTTGAACCTGCTATTTTTTCGATTGAACTGGCTTTGTTTAGTTCTAGTTGAGAATTTAGTAGTTGTTGCTGTACTTGTTGTTGCTGCTGTTGCTGCTGTTGCTGCGACTTTTGGTTTGCTTCTATCTCTTTGTTAAATTCAGATTTGCCTTGTAATGGTGCTGCTTTGGCTAGCATAGATGGGGTAACTACGCTGCTTTGTGGTCCACCTGTCATTTGATATAGGTCTGTTAGCTGTCTAAAATATATTTGCCGTTGATCATCTGTAAGAACACCCTCTTGAACTACAATGTCATATTTTAGCGTGTCTTTATCATAGAATTTAGGATCTGGTTTTTGGTTAATAATCCTCTCAATTTTCTCTGGTTTCCAGTCTTGGATTATCTTTAGCGCTTTGCCTGATATAAGCTTCTGCGCATAGCGTAAATTATCAAAAATATCTTGAAGGTTGACAATAGATGCCCCTTGGCGTATCATCATCATCAAACCAGATTCTTGAGCGTTCTCAGTTTGCCCAAAACTAGCGTCGTTAACCCCTAGAATGTTCATTATGTCTTGGTCAAATTGTTGTTGTAATTGAAAAATGCCAGGCGGTATTTGTGATGGTGGAATCTTTTCTATGTCTCCAGGTTGAGCTCCCTCATCTTTCCAAATTACTTTACCTTGGGAGGTTTGAAATAATGATCTAGGATTAATAACCGATGATTTTTTAGCCATCCACCCAGAATTTATGCTTGAATCAAGTATGTCTATCATTTGAGATCGACGTTTATTTGCTTCATGCTGTGGGTCTAGCTGGCAACGTACAAGTGACTGCATTTTTAATGCCCATGATTCGGCTTCTGGCTCGAACACCCCAACCAGAGGTACGAAAGGATACTCATTTAGCCCGAATTGATTCCTTTCTGTCCGCATCAACTCATCATTAACAATGATATGGCACTCTATATATTGTTTAGGTCGCTTTATCTTCTTTAATTGAGGATAAGTTTGAAGAAAATACTTCATCCCATCTGCGTCGCCTTCCCATTCGGTATATTCTCCCGTCTCTTCATCAACAAGAGCTGGAATCATTTCCCAACCCTGCTTATAATACTCGTTGTAGGCTACAAATTCCTCTCCGTTTGGCTGTCTTTGGTATGGAAGCCAAGTAAACTTATCATCACGTGACCAACCTTGCCCAGCTATAGTATCAATATCCTTTTTTTGCCCTGGAAGAAGTGACGCTGCTTGTTGTTTTGTAAGATATTTTCGCTTGATTACAAACGAACAATCTGAAAAATTAAGTTGTGTGAAATAAGGATCAGTAATAAAACCATTATATGGATCTCTTCCAAATTTAATATCTCCATTGATTGGGTCATCTCTATAATCTACCCATATATTAAGTAGATTGAAACCTGTCTTTATTGCACCGCCAAATGCCTCAGAAATAGCCTTGTAGCCGTCTCCATAGTTTAAGGTATATAGAAGTAGCTGCGTGCGTTGATCTGCTGCTAATTGGTCTGATTCTTCTGTTGGGACGACTACAGAACTTTGTCTATGCTTGCGTTGGTATCCCGTAAGTAGATTGATATTTCGGCGGATATAATTGAATGATAGTGCGTTTCTTCCCTCTTCAAATAGCTTTTGGCGCTCTCTTTCATTCCACTGATCTCCCAAAAATGAACGCAAATCTATATCAGCCAATGGATAGAACGGATTTACTGCATAGAAAGCTTCATTATACTTGTCATCGTATTCACGAACGATATCGTTATCACTCATTAAATGCCTCGTGTGTATTGACTACCTATTCTAGGATGGATCTAGTCGTGTGAATGAGAGGGGCGGAAGTGCTAGCTATATCTGGTGAATACCTGATACCTTCCTACTAAGCCTCCAAAAAGGTGACTATAGATTCCCTCAAGATTTTGTTATTTTTTGAATTTGCTTAGAGTATTAGCTAAAATAGCTCGTTTAGCCATTTTGCCACCTTTTTTTGATGCTACTTTTAATTTTGCCTTGGATATATTCTTTCCTTCTGGGACTTCTAAATCTTCTCTAAGTTTACCTTTCTTCTTAATGGCTTTTTGTATCCATTTCTTGTCTTTTTTCATTTCTTGCCCTTTTTTAAAAGTTCCTTTTCATCACCCGTAAATGGTGTAAGATCGGCATCGTAGCCAGTTGTATCTTTTATGAAATCTTCTAAATATTCTTCAGCGAAATTATCTGGATATTTAGTCTGCCAATCGTATATTTGGGTACAACTAAGCGTTAAAAAAAATACAATGATAGGTAATTTTGACATGATATTGACCTTGATTGCTCATTACACTAACAGAAATATAATGTAAAGTATTTTCGACTCATTTACTTTATTATAACGTAAATTTGAATTATTTTCAACTTGAATAAAAATTGCTATCAATTATACCTTTTATAGTATAAACTCTCTAGATAGTTAGCGTCAGATTCGGTGAATTCTTGACGTAAATCCATGTTGAAAAAATGGGTAAAAAGGGCGTAGCGTATGCTGTCGAGGCAATGGTCAAACTTCTTAATAGGTTTGTCTTCGCCTCTCTCTGACGCCTTAGAATCCCATAGATAATTATTAAATTCTTTGATGGTCTCATTGCAATTAGAACAAATCTTGAATGTTCCATTAGTTAATAACTGTCCTACAAACCTAATACCTGGCAAAACATCATTTTCAGCATCGGTTACATTGCTTATTCCGTTGCGTCTTAATTCTTGCTTAAATGAAGCTGCGGACGGGTCAATATATATACGTTTAACGTTGTATCCTCTGATAAATTCAACTAGATCAAGGGAGTAATCATAATCTGATTTTTGCCTTAATGACTTTTTAGAATCGTAGTAGTATTCCTTCTCTAGCCACATATTTGGGTAACTGCCTGCATTGTATCCAATTAAAGTGAAAACACATGGGTTTGTTGTGCCATAGTCAACGCCAACGATATAATAGGTAGCTTCACTATTTGGCATAGGTATGATATGTATTTCATCATCGAAAAAGTCATATACCGCACCATCTGCAAGCACCCATTCGCCTAGGATATAGCGTTTATACCATAAGCCCTGATACTCGGCGGATAGATCCGCTATATATTTTTCGGAAAGGGTGGGATTATCCCTTATATTGTAAGAAAATACCTTAAGATCTAGTTCTTTTTCCCTGTCTATGAAATCACGTTTAAACCAGTGATAAGGGCTGTCTGGATTAGTAGAACAGAATAGTTTTGCCCCTGGTATAGACAATCTCGATAGAAGCATTTTAAAGAAATTCTCAGGAAGTAAAGAAACTTCATCGAGCAAAGCCCCAGCAAATTCAGAACCTCTAATTTTTGCTTCAGCTCTGTCGTCGTTAGCTCCAATAACATACATTGTCCTCCCGTAAAGGTTAACTTCTCCC